CATTCTGAATCTTGTGAAATTCGTTCACCTCGCGAATGAAAAACGTGCGGAATTTCAGAATTGCGCGTTTCTCTATCTCCTCCCACAATTTCGACACGTCTGATTCGTCTGTCACCATTTTAGCAACAAACGATTCTGAAATGTCCGGCAATGCATCCGCATACAATCCGGACGGGACTGTTTTGGACACATTGACAGACAATCCAATAAATCCAATCAGACAATCAACCATTGCCGCGAAAATTTAATGATTAACCTTCGCCGCCTTCTCCACCATTGGCGGGTTCATTCTCACCACCAGCGGCGGGCGTATCGTTTGACGGGTTTTCTGCTTCGGCGGTTTGCGATACTGCAAGCGTTGTGCCTGCTGCATTGCGTACCTCAACGCTCTCATCCTGCGCCGTTGCAACGTAATGGAACGAACCATTGACACCATATAACGGGTCGCCCTGCTTGAAGCAGTCAGACGGGAGGTTGAACAAACCGTATGTTTTGGAAATAATCAGTTTCCAACCACGCTTTGCAATGATTTCGCCGTCACCGTTCTTTTCCGGACAATCAATGTATTTCAATTGGCAATCGAATGAAAGCGGTAAAATCGTACCGTCAGACAGCGGAAGCGGCATCGGCAATTGGAAGAAGAACGAACCGCCCTGCTCACCTGCGTATATACCAACGTTTTGCGGGCAATCAACGAATCCAACAGTACCCTTCGCGAATACGCCGAAATGGTTTGCACCCCAGCCTGCAACGGTTTTCGGGTCTGAATACGCTTTAAGGTCAAGCGCGCCGAATCCGTTTGCATCCGTTCCGGATTTCAGTTTGTTGTAAACATCGAATGCGCGAACAAGTCCGTTGCCGCAAATCAACAGTTCGTCATAAACCTCGTTTGCTTCAGCGTCAAGAACAAGTTTCACAACACCGTCATCCATTTTCGCCTTCGTACCAAGCGCGATTGATTGCGCGTCAGCGGATGCGTATGCAGCATTGACACCGAATTTCAACGCTTGCGCTGCAACCAAATTGCCGTCAATCTTCTGTAACAGCGCGTTGATGTACGTTAATACGGTTTCATACAACGCTTTCGATACTGCTTGCGCCGAATTGCCCAATGCCTGCGGGTTCGTTGCGGCGGTCACATACTTGCGCATGTCTTCATCGCTGATGAAAATTCCGACTTTGCTGAAAAGCGGATTTCCAATGCTTGTGGTTTTCCATGCGGCGGTGATTGGCGTGTCGCAATCGTCAACAGACGAAACTTCGGATTCAATTCCGCGCTGCATGTACTTGATTTCGATTGAACGCTTCTGTCCGGCTTGAATGTCGGAAAGATTGTTCACTTCAGTCATTGCGTTGTTTTCCAACAGCATTTTGAGGAAACCAACGGGGGTGATTTTCAATTGGGGGTCATTCAGTCCGGCGATTGCGGAAATGTTCATCATAATCGCGGCTGCAACACCCGTTAATGTAAGTTTCATAATTACAAAAAATTTTGATTGTTAATTACTGTGCGCCTATTCCCGCCTCCTGCATTGCGGCTTGCATTGCGGCATTGTAACCTTCCATGCCTTCCTGCTTTTGCTGTGCAACCGGAATTGTGAACGGTGTGCGTTGTTGTGCTGCGGGTTTGCTCACTTTGAGCAAATTTGCATCCGCCAAAACTTTGTCGGTAAAACCGGCGAATGATACGGGTTTGTTCCCTTCGTCAAGCAAGTCAAGTTCGGGTGCATTCGCGTTCTTCAGTTTCAAAACGCCATTGTCGTTGACAATGATTGCACCTTTCGCCGCCAATGCGCTGTCAAGTAATGCGCGCGCAATCGTGACATTCGTTTTGGCATCAACTTTGTCGTTTGCGTAAGGTTTGCCCGTCAAGGAGAAATCAATCAGACTTCCAAGCATCGCTTTTTCGTGCGCGCTCTTCAGTCCGGCGATTTCGCGGTCTTTGTCGGCGGTCAACGTTGTCAGTTGGTTTTGCAGTTTCTGCAATTCAGCGTTCAGACGTTTAACCTCCGAATCCTTTGTCACATCGGCATTCTGTGTCTTTGCTTCGATTTCGGCGATTTTCGCTTTGATTTTCTCTGCAAGAATATCAACACGCTTGTACGTGGATTTCTCTGCATCAAATTCAGTTGTTGCGCCGTACAGTTGTGCAAGCGGCAACAATTTAGCGTCAATGCCGTTCAATGCAAGTGCATCGAAATGCTTTTTGACTTCGGTGTTCGATTTCGCGCCGTCAAGCGACATCAAACCGGCGTTCATTTTGCCGGCGAAATCATCGCCGATTTCCATGTTCGCGATTGATGCGTTCGATAACAACGAAACCATTTGCGGGTCGTTTTGCAGTCCTAATTTGGCTGCCATAGTGTTGAGAAACTCTCCAAATTTCATAATGATGTAAATTTATGATGTTGATTACTTTTTAGCACGCCCGCCGCGTTTTGGCTTTTCCTCTTTCGGCGCGGGGTCTGCGTTTTCGGGTTCGTGCGTTTCCGGTGCATCGCTTGCACCTCCAGCCGCCATGCGCAATTGTGCGTTTTCTGATACAAGCGCGGCAATGCGTTCGTCACGCTCTTTCACTTGCGCCTCCAAATCGGCGATGCGCTTTGCATCGGTGTTCGCGGGTGCAGCCGTGCGATTCACACGTCCGGCTTCGCGTTTTCTGATTGCCTCCGCCCTCTCTGCATCGCGTTTTGCGCGCATAGCATATTCGGGGAACTGCGCAAACACTTCGGATTCTGTCGGTTGTTCTACTTTCGCACCTTGCGACAAATAAAAACTACGGTTTGCCGCCATTGTTACAACGGCACGCCCGCCGCCTTTCGGCGTTACTTTGATAAATTGATTCAGATTCATAATGATGTAAATTTATGATAACCGGTGCAAAATTACTGTTCAATTTGAACATTTGCAAATTTTCTTGAATATAACATGTATTTTTTCGACTATTTCATAAAAAATGCAGATTTTCGGCATTTTTCTTGCAAAAAATTTGCATAGTAAAAAATTTTTTACTATCTTTGCACAAAATTTCAAAATACCTAATTATGGCACAACTACACAACGGCAATTTGCATTGCCTCCGGCGAACAGGAAAGAATGGAAAACAAATCGCATTGTACGTGACGAAAAATGACGTTCCGAAGATTTATACGGTGCATGTTTACAAACGCATCAATCCGGATGAATCGAAGATGAAACTTGATATGGAATTTGTGTTCGGCACGTATAGCGATGCCAAAAATAAATATAACGAATACGCTGCACATTTATGACACCGCAAGAAATTGGCGAACATATACAAGCGGAACGGCGCAAACATGGCATGTCGTTGTATCGTCTTTCGCGATTGTCCGGCGTGTCAATCCGGCATTTGCACATGATTGAGGACGGCAAACATGATGTGCGCGTTTCCACGCTGCAAAAGATATTGAAAGCATTTAATCAACAATTAAAATTTACAGACACATGATTGGCGCAATTATTGGCGATATTGTGGGGTCGCGTTTTGAATTTCAACCCACGAATGATTATTATTTCCCGTTATTGGATGAACGTTGTTCAATAACCGATGATTCTGTTTGTACATGCGCAATTGCTGATGCTATTATGAACGGGAAAAGTTATACAGACGCATTGCGTGAATGGGGGCGCAAATACCCGAACCCGCAAGGCGGTTATGGCGGCATGTTTTATTCATGGCTGCACTCTGCACATCCGCAACCATACAATTCATACGGCAATGGTTCAGCAATGCGCGTTTCGCCGGTCGGTTGGTTGTTTTCGGTGAAACATGCGCCATTTGGAGCGAAACGCTCTGCCGAATGCACACACAATCACCCCGAAGGAATAAAAGGCGCACAAGCAACGGCGGAGGCAATCGCATTTTCATTGCGCGGTGTTGACAAGAATCATCTTGTAGATTTTATATGCGAAAAATACGGCTATTCGATTGATTTTGATTATCGCGATGTTATGAATTATCACGATATTACATGTCAAGGCACGATGCCGGTTGCATTGCGGTGTTTCCTTGAATCATCTGATTACGAAGATGCAATCAGACGTGCAATTGCATTGGGCGTTGATGCAGACACGATTGGCGCAATCGTTGGCGGCATCGCTGAAGCCTATTATGGCATTCCGCAACGCATAATTGATGCGTGCGCGCCGTATATTCCGGATGACATGAAAGATATAATCCGCGAATTTAACGAACGTACAAAAGATGTAAAACAGCCAAAACACAAATATACAATATGAAACGCGATGAACTATTAAAACTTTGTCATTTCTATAATGGCGAAAGCGAATGCCCGCAAGATTTTGACGGGAAAACAGAAGGCAAATTGTGGACTTTTGAGAAAACCGCTTGCGAAATAATGGAATCGCCGGACTTTGAATCGTCCGGCAATCCTCGTTTTGATTTTGACAATATGATTGCGATGTTAGCAATGAAATGGCGTCCGTATGATTATTTGTCCATTCTTGATGTATATTTTCAACACTCTCCAGCGTACAAAAAGCGCATTTTGGATTCGTTATAACTACATCCGATATAATTTGCCGTCTTTGATGTAATATATTTTTGCGCCTGCTTTTTGCCAACGCTGCGCAACGTTGTAATATCTTGATGTTGTAATATCATACGGGAATGTTATTGATTCCACGCAATCGGGTGTTAAGTTCCCATGATATTGCAATTCAAGATATGAATATATATGGTCACGCCGCCATGTTTCAAACGATTTCACGTTTGTCATGTCTTTCGGGAAAATACTCATGTCATCATAAGAACATGCCTTCGGGTCACTACATAACGTTGGTTGACTTCTTAATCCCAAAGAATCGCATGGTGTCCATGTTGCCAAAACACGATTCTTCTTGAAACGAATTTGCACGTTTCCATATTGGCGCGCCGGATTTCCTTTCATTGATGCTAAAATGTCATGGTCTAATAAGTTGCCGTATTTCTCATACTCACCGCGTCCCAATTGGTCACGCTCTAAATTTCTACCAATACCGAACATCTTATGTGCCGCGCCCAAACGTGAATGCCATGTTTCGATTTTTCCGGTCGTTTTTGTGCTTCCAACATAGCCATTTCCGCCTCCGACTTCGAATGTGTTTTTGAACCATGAATCCAAAATCTGCTCCAGCAAATTATCATCAACGTTCATTCCGAAATCATGCTCATCAAATATGCGGCGCATTGCTTGTTCTATCTGTTTTTTGTACGTCTTTGCACCTGCGCCATATTTTGCGCTACGTTCGTATGCTGATATTGCAGAATCCAAATGCGACAAAGTGCGCGGCAACTGTTCACCCAATTCTTCCTTCAGTTGTTCAAGCGTTTTCGGCGTGCATTTTTGCGGTTCATCGGATGTCGCCGGCTTCAATCCTGCTGATTTGATTTCGTCAATTTTTGTCTGCAACTGTTTCAACTTTGCTTGCGCGGCTTTGATGTCGATATTGTCAGACGACAACATGCCGTTCAATTCAGCCGCATAGCGTTTCACAATTTTACTTGATGACATTGATGCATACAGCATCGCTTCAGACGCTTGCGTGCGTACTGATTCAACCGCAATCGCGTTGTTCACGCGCGTCAATTCGCGTTCGTATGCGTCTTTTGCAACGCTCCATGTCGGGTATTTCTTATGGTCTTTAACCCATCCGATTTCAAACTCTAATTTCGATTTGCGCGATACCAAATCGGACGGCATACCGGACATCGTGCGCGCAACGGCTGTATCAACACCGCGCAATTCCTCATACGTAAAATCGCGTGCATATTGGCGCGCATCGCCCAATAATACAAGGTCGTTGAATTTGTCATACAATGCATTTGCTTGTGCAATCAGTTCGTTCATACGTGGGATGTCACCGCCAGCAATTGCATCGCGCATCGGTTGTGCGTTGTATTCTTTGAATCCGTCAACCTTTGCCATTGCCGCGCGTGCTTCCTCAATTTTCGCTTCTAATTCTTTGCGCAAGCGTTCGGCTTCCTCTGCTTTGCGCCGCTCCTCTGCCAAATCCTTGTCGAATTTCGCGCGTATATCTTGCGGCACGGCTTCTTTTGCCACCGGCACAAGTTGATGACGGCAATTCCAGCCGCCAACATTCACTTGAAAATTCTCCGGCGTTGTACCCTCAATCAATCCGTATGGCAAATCGGTTTTCGGGTTCATTTTGCATTGATGCACTTTGCCGTCATATTCGATTTTGCCCGCCAAAATATCGGGTATCTCTGAAACGTGGATGAACTCTTTTGCGGTCAGATGATGACAAAACTCCCGTGTCGTTTCAATCTCACTACCTACGTACTGAAACCACTCCGCGCCCAAATCATCCGTGAACAATTTGTTGTTTTGTCCGGCATATTGTGTCAATGCTGTTGTCGCATACGTCTTTGCGTATTTTGCCAAACTGCCTTCGCCGGTGTCCGTTGTCATCAACTGATTGCGCAATTCGTTGACCAAATCGGCATATTTCGCGCCGGACGTAACCGCGCGCAACAACGTCTTTGCCAGCGGGTCAAGCACATTCGATTGCAACCCCGCGCCCGTCAAACCGTCAATGGTCGTTGTCACGGCAACACGTTTCATCGCTTCGTATTTCGCTTTCGCTTTGTCATTCAACGTCTTTTCTGCAAAGTGCTTTGCGTAATACGCTGATTGCGATTTGTAGATTGAATCGAACTCCGCCGCCAATTCTTTCACGCCCTGCAAATATGCTTTGTCCTTTGATGCTATTTGCGCCAAACGTGATTTGATGTCAGACAACACCTTCAGATTCGCCGTTGACATCTTTATGTTTCCGGATGCATCAACATCCAACTTCTTTATAAGTTCAACCGCCGAATCAAAAATCTTTTGTTCGGTTTTCGTAATAACACCGTCAAACGCATTCGATGCCGCGTCCAACTTTGCAACAACTTCTTTTGGAATCGCCATATTGCGGGTATATTTAGCCGGAGGCGCACTTTCGCACGCCGTCCGGTCAATTACATTGTTTTGAATTATTCATCGCCCTCATCGCCTTTTTGCGGCTGTTTCTTTTTCGGGTCTTTGCCGTCATCCGGTTCATCTTTCGGTTCGTCATTTGGATTCGGGTTGCCGGAATTGTCAACCATATCGGCAAATGTCGGCGCGTTCACCGGCTCATTCGCCTTTTGCACCTCTTCGGCATACTTTTTCAGCACTTCCATTTGCTTTTTGTAATCGCGTGAATAGAAATCTTTATCTTCACGAATTGCGCGCAATACAAACGCCGTAATGTTGCATGAAACGATATAATCCAATTCCGTGATTCCGTTATTCTGAAGCATTGTCATCTTTGATTCATCGGACATGCCAAACAACGGGTCAAGATTGAATGTCGTTTCAATCATGTGCGCGATTTCGGGGTCTGTGTTGAATTGCTTTTTGGCATAATCAATCTCCAATTCGCGCAATATCATCGGGTGCGCTTGCGCATCGCGGGCGTTTTTCAGTTCAGCCATAAGAACAGACGTGTTCAGTATGTCATATTTTGTCGGAACGTTGATTTTCGGCAACATCGCTTTGCGGTCATCCGGATTCGTAATCAATGTGTTGTAGCGGTATTCGTTGATGAACTTGTATATGTTGTCAAGAATATGCACAATATCTTCAGCAACGGCATTCACAAAGTTGTTCAATTCGTCTTTGTCGTATGCCTTTGCAACGCCGGATTGCGACAACGGGGTTTCCGCAAGAAATTCCATGTTGATTGCAGCCAGCGCGTCATATATGTGTTGCCGTACATGTTCATCTTCGAATTTGGCGATGTCCGTTGATTTTGTGACGTACCCAATCGGGGGCGTTGGAAGTTGCTGTTCGCCGAATTTTGCCGCGTTGATGACATATTCGCCATATGGCGATACATTCGACACCGTGCCGCGCCCGTGACAATGATGACAAACTTTCGTGCCTTTGACGGTTTCCGTTCCGGTCTGTTCATCCTTTTCGATGATATATTCTTGTCCCGTTCCGTTGCACACCGGACAATCATTGTTCGCAAACACGTACTTTTCAGAATGGATGTGTTGCAAGATTTCAGCCTGCAAATCGCTGTATTCGCGCGCGGCTTCGTCAAGCGAAGGAACCATGCCGGCAATACGGCTTTCATATATGGTGTCGTTATTCAGACGCGAATGATAAACGCCGCCAACCTTGAACGCGGGCAATTCGCCGATGTCATGCCGGTATATGCATGATTCGTCAAACTCTTTCGCGCTGATTTGCTCATATTTGGCAAACTCATTCTTTGTCAGTACGTAATAAATTGCACCGCCGTTGTTCACGCGCCGCCCGCCGTGTGTGTAATACGTGGATGTGTCACGCGATTTCAACACAACGCATTCGCCTTCCACATAATACATGATTTGTTCGGAATCAAAGAACATCGCAATCGGTTTTACGTATTCGGTTGTCGATTCGGGCATCTGTTCCGGAATAACTGCAACGATGCCGTTTGCGTCAATCAGATATTTGCGCAACAATACGGAAAACGCCCAATTGGTGATTGAATCAAAATGCGGGTAATGAAATTCGCAATACTTCTCCAGCGTTTCATCATCTTTGATTAGCGATGAAACCTTTTCGACATCGAATTGCACACTCCAATCTTGCGAACGTCTGATTTTCTCCAATGACGAAAACACCTTTGAAATGGTGCGCTTCGTAATCGGAACATATATTTTTTCGCGGTACTCTTTTATTTTGTCAGATTCGTTCGGTCTGCGTTCCGTGATTAGTGTTCGCGGCATTTTGCCGTCTGCATGAACCCGCAATTTTTCTGCAAGTTCAACACATTTTGGTCTGTTCTGATAACCGCCAGCCGCAATCAATGTACTCACAATTTCCGGTGTCAACTGTTCGGGTGCTTGTTGACTTTGCTTTTGTTGATTCAGTTTCATATCTCTCAAATTTTAGTTGTTAGAATTGCGCGATGTTACGTTTGCAACCATTTTCCATGTCGCTTTTGCAAGCCAAACGCCGCAATCGGCTTCGGTATGGTTGTCCCAATCAATATCATAATTGTCGGATTTCGTCAATCGTGTGCCGTTCACAAACACTTTGTCGCATGATAGTGCCAGCACAATGCGTTCGTGCCACCATTCCGGAATATAATCCGTTTGCGCCTGCCATTCTTTGTTGATTGTAGCGAATAGCACAACACGTTCGCCGGACAACTTGTCATATATTTCGTCCTTCTGATTGAACGCGGGTTTGTTCAACCAAATCGGCAACCATTGGCGAATCGGACGCGATGACGTGAACGGCAAATCGAATGTCGTTGTGTCGCATGTGTATGAAAGCAATGCCAATTCGCCTTTCGGGTTTTCGTACCGGCGCAACAAATTGGAATACCAATCAACGCCGATTGCATCAACAAGCGTTGCGCCGGATGTCATTTCAAACGTGAAAGCATCGCCGGAGGTGCGCCCTTTGTCATAATAGCCGAATTGCACCGTTATTGTCAGTTTGAATGATGATGCAGCGGTGAATGTCTTTTCGATGTCATCGGGGTAGAAATACGCCGATTCGTTGAATATGATTTGCGAACCGGCTGAAATCTGAATGTTCGCCCATTGCTGATACGGCACGCCGTTTGACCCCCATGAACGTATATACAATGCCGGAATCTTCAGCGTGTATGTGCCTTTTGCAAATGTTTTGTCTGTCAGTCCCTCAATGCTGATTGTGCGCGTCACGCTTTCGCCGTATGCGATGCTCGATGCGTCAACTGCATACGTGAATGCAGACACATTCGCAAGCGTTTCATTGCTGTGTATTTTGATTCTGAAGCACTCATCCGGTGCAACGTAATTGCGCGCCGTGTTAGCCGGAAACAGTTTTGAACGAAACAACGCGATGCCGTCATAAAACATGCCCGCTGCATAATTGCCCGCCAATGACCGGAATTTGCTGTGTAATGTGTTGCCGTTATACGTGAACGGGTTGCCTTCGGCATCCACAACGGAAAATTCAGCGTCTTTGTTATCTGTCGGAACAAAGAACGCGATGCCGTCACCGCCAAAAACCACCGGCAACGGAATGCAAGCGTCAAGCGGGTCAATCGCTTGCGTGAACTGAATGAATTGGTTTTCGTACATATTATTGTTCGTATTTTGGAATTAACGTCAATTCGGTGTTGCCCGTCTTGAACTCATATTGCATTTCTTTCAACCAGCATTTCTCCCCGTCAACCACAATCAATCCGTATGGATTCGCTTTTACTGCCTTGTATTGGTTCAACGTCAGCGGGTATTTGATTTTCAATGTTTCCGCTTTCATCAACGGTGCAACGTGCGGGATTTGTGCATCTTCCGCAAGAAGTTCAGACACGTTCGCGTTTGCCAAATAGAAGCGCATGTAACTGCCTTTGTCGCTGTTCTGCTTGCATTTGATTCTTGCTTTATAATTCACCGTGCCTTTTGTCAATACAAGCGGCAAAGCCGAATTGAACAATGCAATGCGCTGTTTCCAGCGTTCAGCCATTCGGCGCGGTGATATGCGTGCGTTGTATAGTTCCGAAATGGATGTAATGCCGGATGCGCTTGCAATCGAATCAACGGCAACACGGTATGCGATTGATTGGTATGTCTTTTCAGCATCCGCTTCTATCTCCAGCACAAAGATGTTTTCGTCATACTTGAACTCCTCTGTTTCGTCAATGTCATCTTTCGCGCGGCGCGTCACCTCGATTGAATACGTGTCCGCAATCCATTTGCAAAGTTGCGATGCTTCTTTCGATATTGCTTTGACTTTCGATGTGAACGTCCGTTCTGAATGGTAATTCTCATTCGTGTTGTAGTCCTCATTGGTCGTATATTTCTTGTACCCGTTGGAAATCTTTGTGAACACGCTTTCATTCGATGCTGCGCGCGTCTTTTCGTTCGGGTCATTGATAGTCAGCACGACCGCGTTATTATAGAACCATTCCCAATTTTCAACACGAATATACATTTTGCCGTTTTCCTCAACGATGCCCCACCCGATGCAATCAATCGCGTCAAGTGCTTCGATGATGTCTTTGAATGACATTGGCATGTTGCGTTCGTTTTCGCCGTCTGAATACAGATTGCGGATTTTATAACCGTTCGTGATTGCTTTTAATGAACCAGCACCGAACGGCGAAACACCTTGCGGAGCATACGTTGTCGGATTCGGATTTACAACAGAATCAATGCGACCGTACAGATTGGATTTGCACGTCAATTGGTTTTCTGATATACATTCGACAATCTTATTCATGGCTTCGTGAACAAACATCATGTCGGAATATACCGTTGTTTTTATCTTCGATTTAAGCGTCATGCGGATGTATGAACCGGCTTGCATTTCAACTTGAAACGGTGTCGGGTTGTTATAACCATTGTTGCAGTTGTAGCCGTACAGAAATATGAATAATTTGCTTTCGGTACAATTGCGAACCGTTCCGCGTATCTCATACGTCAACCAATCATGGCAATTCTGCGTGTGCTGTGTGCCGTATTCGCCGCCCGTTCGTCCATAATCGCCGCCGTCATTTGATACATACCGTTGTGTTCCGCTAATCAATGCGGCACTCCATACGTCCGTATTTTTCAATGCGGCACGAAATTGGAAATAAGGCGTGTCCGTTCTCGATGTCACAATGTCACCGTCAAATTTCACACGAAAACGCACGTTCACCTCCAAATCATACGATGAACCCGCGCCGTATTTCTTATCAAATCCGCTTCCTTTGCTGAATAACGGTTCAATATACCCGTCATAAACCAAATCAGACATCTTCGCGCAATACCAATTCGGTTCAAACGTGCCAAACTCATTCAATCGCTTTTTGTCAAGCGTGAACCCCAAAAGAATACGCGGTGATTCATCCGGCAATGCCAGCGTGTCACCGCCCGCATTCGTTGTGTGTATGACCGTTTCCGGCTGTTCCATGATGTTTTTGTAGATAATTGAACGTGCCGGAATCAACATGTTTTTCCATTCCGGATTGTGCGCAAGCGGCGCGCCGTCAATGGTTGTCGTTCTGTTCAAGTCAACCTCCGTGTCAGAACGGTTGTTGAATGTCGTTTTGATTCCGACCTCTCCAACAGTTACAGACACTTTCGTTGCGTTGCCGTTCGTTTCCGAATAGGTTGCCAAATCCAACACGCCCGAATATAACTGTTCGCCGGTTTCATCCGTAACCGTGTACGCAATTTCGGTGTCAATATCTGTGTTGTACGCATCGCGAATCAGCGATGCCGCATTGCGCCCGCCGTTGTTGTAGAACTCCAATTTGCTTGCAGACACTTCAGCCGAAACACCATGATACGTGCCGCGACTGATTTTTGTTTTCAACCCGTCAAATCCAATCGGTTCATCAATGACATGCGCGATGTCGCCAATGGTCAATGTGTGTGTCAGTTTCGTCAATTCCATGCCCCTGCATATTTACGGTTCAAATAATGGTGTGTGTCGCCGCCTTCAGTAACCCCGATGCCGGAACGGTCAACGTTCACATATACGGCTTTTTGTTCCGGTATTTTGATATTGTCCGCAACCGCTTTGCCGATGCGGTCATAATCCGGTGCGAATCCGATTTGCTGCATGATAGCATACCGCATGATTTCGCGTTCAATGTTCGGTTGTGCCGGTACGTATGGCATCGGCACATCGTAATCGCCCCACTTTTCCGGCTTTGTAAGATGATGATGCGGAACGATTGATGCGTTGTCCGGAATATACATCAACTCCGCGCCACGTTCACCAACCATTGCGTATTCACCTTTGCCGCGTTTACGTCCTTTCGCGTATTTCGGTAACGGCTTTGCAAGCACCATTGCCAATTGTGCCGCACCCATAGCACCAGCCATTGCAGCCATTGCAACGCCCAAAGGAAGCATCGGTTGTGTGTTCAAACCGTTCATAATAGCCATTGCCGTACTGATTGCGATGCTGAATGCCGCCGATGCCTTTTCAACGGCTGCGGCTTTGCGCTTCAATGCCAACTTTTTATCTTCCAATTCCTTTTCGGAAATATATTTTTTGTTCGCATCCTCTTTCGCCTCCTCTGCATCGGTCGTGTACAGTTCATCCAAATCATCCAACTGTTGTTGTATATTGTCGGAAATTGCGCCGAATATCTCTGAAGCCATGTCAGACACAAACGACATGATGTTATTGACCAATTCTTGCGTTTGCGCCGTGCGTTCCGCAATCATTTCCGCTTCTGCATCCAATGCTTCACGCTCGATGTCAAGTTTGGCATCTTGGAACTGTTGTTCGTTAATCAAACCGCTTTCATACTGCGATTTAATTTCTTGCATCCGGATGTCACGGAGGTTCTTATCGTGATTTGCCAGCGTTTCGCGCGCCGCTTTGATTTGTTCATCCGTGCTGTTTTCATTGTTAAGAACAGCAATTGCAGCGTTTTCGGCTTCTTTCACACGTATTTCAGCCGCCAATTTGTCATCGGCGATTGTTTGCGCCGAATGTTGTTTTTCCAACTCTCGCAAATCGGCTTTCAATTTCTCATTGACCGCCAAAATCTTCTCCGCACGCAATTGTTCATTCTTTTCTGATTGCTCGATATTTGCGATTTCCAATTTCGCTTGTTCTGCCAATACCTCTTTGCGCGTTTCGTACAGATATTCGCCGCCGAATGATTCAGCCAATGCCATGTCATTTTGCAAGCGTAATTGTGCAAGTTCGTTTTGCTGTTCGCGGTCTTTTGCCGCAAGTTCGTCATTGACTTTTGCAATCTCCTTTTGGCGTTGCTGTTCAAGCGATTTGCGCAATGCTATTTCAGCCGCCGAATTGCCTTTCACGGCTGCAATCTTGCGGTCGAAATCCAAATTGATTTTTGCAATCTCTTTGTCCGAACCGTCTTGCATCAATGCGATGCGCACATCTGCCAATTGCCTTTCGGCTTCTTGTATCTCTTCACGGCGGCGTTGCGCGTATTCGCGTTGTTTCTGCAACAATTCGTCATTGCGCTTTGTCTGTTCCGCTATTTCGCGAATATGCACGTCTTGCCGGTGCTTTTCGATGTCCTCATCATATTGTTGCCATTGTGCTTTCATTTCGTCAAGGAGTTTTTGCTCCTCTTCTGAAATCTTGCCGTTCGCGGCATTTTTCTTGCGCACCATGTCATTGTATGCACGCACGGCGATGTTGCGTTGTTTCATCAATCCGTTTTCCTCAATCTTTGCAACCTCCTGCCATGTTTTGCCCTCTGCTTCAGCCAAACGGGACGCATAATCGCTTGCGTCTTTCGTGTCTTTCAACAGTTCTTTCGTGCGTTCCATTGTGCCGTTGAAATCGCGTTGTTCCTCTTTCGCCTTTTTAGAACGTCCGATAAACACCGCCAAACCAGCCGCCAATGCAGCAATGCCGGCAACAATCAGCATGACGGGGTTTGCAAGCAATGCAGCGTTCAATGACCATGTTGCGGTTGTAGCCGCGCCCGTTGCAGCCGTTTGCGCACCTTTCGCAACTGCATCCGCGCCGGATGCCGCCGTTGCTTTGATAGTTTGCGCCGTTTCTTGTTGTTTCGCCTTGTTGAACAACTTTTGCATCGCCGTGCGCAATACGACATTCGCAACAGAATCTTTGTTCAGCGTGTTTGCGACTTGTTGAACGCCGTTCAGAATAGCCATTGCCGCTTGCACTTTCAAAAATGCTTGTTGCAATTCCTCTGATTCACCGCCCAATAATGCCGCCGCTGATGTAGCCACGTTGAAAGCACCGGCAACCCCCGAACCAACGGACATCGCCGCGTCAAGATTCTTCGTGTCAGATGATAGAATTTGAATTTGCCGCGCCGTATCGCCCATTTGGTCTTGCAACTTTGCCGCTTGAATTGACATGTCGATGAATGCTTGCGATGATGTATCGCCGGACATTTCCATTTGCGCCAATTGTTCACGAATCGCCCGAATCTGCATCGCAAGTTTATTGCCCGCGCCGTTCATGGCGTTGTATGCTGAAACGGACTTTTTCAGCGATGCAATGGACTTTTCGTTTGCGGTGATTTCTTGTTGCAATGCCGCTTTGCGTTCTTTGTGATACGCAATGACTTCTTGCAACTGTGTTGCGTCCTCTTTGCCTGCTGCAATACGCGCTTTGACCGCTGCAATATCTTCTTGTTCAGCCTTTGCAAGATTGCGCATTTGCTGTTCAAGTTCTTTGCCGCGATTATTCATTTCACGCAATTGCACTTGCGCGTCTGTCAAATCGGCTTCGCCGGTAATCCGGACAAGTATGTTTTCATCCATATTATTTGCGTTTTATCTGTTGTTCCAACTCTTTTTGTTGCCGTTGCCGTTCGTCTGATTTTTTGACCTCGCGCTCCAGCAATGCGAAAAAGTCAAGAAACGTCAATGACAACAGCCGTTGCGGTTCTCCGTTCGTCACGATTTGTTCCCATTCGTCATACTTGCGTTCTTGTTCATTGAGCCAGCGAAACGCATTAAATCGGAATGCAGGGCGTTCAATTCTTGGTTCAGTAGGAAAAAGCCGTTGAAATCGCCAATGGCATTCGTCAAGAAGGGCATCAATTCCGTCAACGGCTGTTGCAAAAAAAAACTTTCAACGTCCATGTCCTTTTTCCACCGTGCGATTTTCTTTTCTGCGTACTCATGTTCGTACACTTCCGGTTTCTCGGTACTGTCGAAAAAGACTATTGATGCCAAACGATAACACAAATCCAAATCAGCGGTCAAACTCAACCGGTCTTTCAACATGCTGTTCAATTCATTCAACTTGAAAATGTCGATGTTGTTTGAACGCAATGTTTCGTCAACGGCTTTTGTGTATGCCAATAGAAATTCACGGCTGCAACGCATCTGAATTTCGTTGAATGCCGATAATGCAGCACGCCCGCGCTGATATGGCAAATTGTTGATGTCAGCAAAACGATAATACTTGCGCCCTCCGGACGTGAATGCATATTCAATCCGGTGTTGCGATTTCTGTTCGCGGCGTTTGTCACGCTCGATGCGCCAAACCTCCGCTAATTCTTTGACTAATTGTTTGAAATATCCCATAATTCTTGCAATTTTTGTTCAAGTCTGTTCGGGTCAGTCCCGTAATCTATTTTGTAGCGGTTTTCGTACAAATGCCAATACCCGCGTGCATCCCAATTCGCAATCTGAAACGTGGAACGCCCCCGATATGCGTTGTATAACAGTTGCCCGCCGGCACACATGCAGCC